TGATCCCGAAACGTCAGCGTTGTGCTGGCGTCGCCAGAAATGACCAGAGACTGGCCGCTGGACGCTACGCCCTGAACATTCCTCAAATCTGTATCGCTGCGCAGCTGGATTGTGCCTGTGCTGTCCGGGAACTGGTACAGCATGCCCTCGGCAATCTTTGCGTCGCGCAACGCTTCGACCTCGCCCTGACGAGCCTCAACAGCTTTCTGGCGTACCGCTTCCGGGTCGGCCGGCAAATCAATCTCGCCCAGCTTTACACCGCCTGAGCCTGCATACACAGGCCGGGGTTTGCCTGCCTCCTGTACGCCAGCCCACAACCCTTGCGGTGTGTCATAGCCATGTACCACGGCATCCACGGGCAGTGCCGGCAGGTCTACGGTTTGGCCGTTATGTTCCAGCGCTCGGCCGGTGTCGGTTTCAATGATTCTCATCGTCGCGCCTCAGTGTCAGATTGTTCAGGATGCTGTTGGTGGTGTCCCAGGCGTTGCAATGCTTCGCGTAAGCCAGGTAACTGTTTACCTTCTGGCGAAAGTCCGTCACGGTGGCCTGGCCCCGGGAAAACTTGCGGGAAACCCGCTGCATGTCGCGCTTGAATCGCTTGACGTTGCGCTTGCGCGGGAGAATGTGGGTTGACCAGGTTCGATAACCACACCAGTCCACGCCGGCAGAGGCGGGCTTAATGCAGGTCTTGGGGTTGAGCTTCAGGCCGGAATAGGCAATCTCTCCGGCCAGTTGATTCAGGCGCTTGTGTGCCTGCTGCTTGCTGGGTGCCAGGATCACGATGTCATCCATGTACCTCAGATAGCGCCCGGCGCCTTTGTTATCGGTCATGGCGTGATCTACGCGATCCAGAACGATGTTGGCAGACAGCTGGCTGGTCAGCGCCCCGACAGGCAAGCCAATGCCGTCTTCGTGGCCGTAGGCGCCCAGAATAGTGCGCCAGAGATTCAAGGTGCGGTCGCAGTCGATCACCCTTTCTGCCTGCGCCATTACCGCGTCGTGATTTACGCTGGCGAAGAATTGGCTTACATCGGCCTGCACCACGTACACCGTGCCCCAGTTGCGCCGGCACTGCCTGAGCATCTTTTGCAGCGACAGAATGGCCGCATGCGTCCCTTTGCCCTTGCGGCAGGCGTAACTGTGGTCAATGAACCGGCGCTCGAACATGGGCTCCACCAGATCCACCAGGGCGTGGTGAACGATGCGATCCGGAAAAGGCGGGGCCTGTATGCGCCGCATCTTCGGCTCCAGCACCACAAACTCCCTGGCCCGAGACGGTTCCCACGTCTGCCAAACCAGATGGTTGTGCAGGTTCAGCAACTTTTCTTCCAGCCTGGCCGTATAGCCGGCTACCTCGCCACGGTACCGCTTGCCCTTTCGAGCTTCCCGGTACGCCGTAAGCAGGTTGTCAAAATCGACAATATCGTCGTACAGCATGACCATCCTTGTAGTTGGTGATCTGCAGCCACACATGCCGCCGCAGTCTGTTTATGTTTCGCCTTTCGGCGAGGAAAGCGGCCCCGAGTGATTGGGCGCTGTCGCAGAACTCGTAAGCGCTGCGCTTCTGGCCGGTTTTGTCGCTCGCGAGGCGGGCCCCGATGTCCGTGTTGGCGTTCGACGAATCGTTGTTGCAGTTCACGTACCAGAGCCCGGCATTCGCGCCATTGCTCCAGTTGCCGCCGACGTTGGGGCTGCCGAAATGAGCCGCTTCCCTTTACTTTTGTGACCGGAGCCAACCGCCCAGCATTCTGCCAAGCTCGTTGATATGCTCCGACCACACCTTGTAACGCCTGGGCGTTATGTACTGAAATCGCTCAGCCTTTCTCACAAGGTGCCGAAACACCTCTATCTCCACATCCAGCTCGCTGAGCGTCGTCTTTTTGTGGTGCCGCTTCCATGCGGTCAGGGTTAAACGCAATATCTTGTCCAAGCATTGCCGGGTATCCGCTGTCAGCAGGTGCCTTTCCGCTTTTGGGTAATTGCTCCGTGTCAGCGCGATATGCGTGTAGTCGTCCAATTCTTCCAACTTGGTCAGCATCGCCTCGAATGGGCGAAGGTGCTGTCTCGGGGCGCTACCGCGCCCCTGAACATGATTCATGGCGTCGTGACTCATGACACCCTCGCGAGGCGGGCCCCGACGCCCGAGCCGGCGTACGACGAATCGCTGAAGCAGATCACGAACCAGAGCCCGGCAATCGCGCCATTGCCCCAGTAGCCGCCGACGTAGGGGTAATATTCGCCATCGTTCCGCCACCGGCGATAGTCCGGGAGTGTAGCGGTGTTGTCGTTGCTCGTTGAGAAGGTGTTAGCAATCCACGACTCGTCACCGGTTGCCCGGAAGGTGATCGGGTACTGCGTGCCGCCTGAATTCGGCACACTTTCGCCCGTACTGGCCCACGAGCCGTTGTAGTCGCGCCGCTCAATGGTGTTGCTGAGGGTGCGAACACCGTCCATCCACTGGTTTACGTTGCCCCACAAGCCGACCATGCCGCGGTACGTAGCCTGTGCTACGTCCGAGGCGTCCACATTGGCTGCGCTGGATGCGCTCACGCGCCCCTGCCCGGTGACGGTCTGGCTGTCCATGGAGGCGTTTTCGATCAGATAGAGCCACTGAATAGCCAGCCACATATCGTAGTGCCAGAGACGGAACCCGGCGACGCCGGAGACGTTTCTGGCCTCGGCCAGACCGATAAAGCTCGTCAGGCTGGTGCTGACTTTTGGCAATACACCGGGTACAGATTGCAGCTTGCCGCCGCTTTCGCTGGCCTGATATTTGCCCACCTGAAAGCTGTCCACTTCCACGCCGTCGAGCACGAACGCAGGCATGACGCTGAATCCGGTCAGGGGCTGGTCGCTGATCCACCACGCGGGGTCACCACCGGCAGTGCCGCGCTTCCAGTAGAATTTGGGGATTTCGACCATGTCCTGACCGTCAACCACAACATCAGAGATGCCGCCCCACACAGGATGACCGTTGAAGTAGCTGGTTGGCGGTGTGGTGATGGTGTTGCCTGCCTCGTCAATGTGGTCCCAGGTGCCGCCGGGGCCGCCTGTAGATCTCAGTGCAACACCAATAACCTGAGCGGCCAGCACGGTCACGGTGGCGCTGTAGGCCGCAGACTCGGCGCCGTACTGATCCTCGGCCACCACTTCAAAGGTGTAGTCGGTATCGCTAACTACGTCCGGGGCGGTCACGTCCACCAATTCGCCGTCCTGAATGCCATCGGTGGTTGCAAACACAAAGCCGCCATCGTCAAAAATGCGATACACCACGTTGTGGCCGTCTGCATCGGTAGCGCCAGTGAACGACACCTGAAACGTGGAGTTCTTGCCGGTCTGCGTCGGGGCGCTGATGGTGATTGGCCCCTGCGGCGGGTTGTTGGCCACTACATCAGCACTGACGGCCTCGGTCGCGCTGCGGTTGCCCAGATTATCGACTGCATAAACGGTGGCCGACACACTGCCGCCTGCCGGGATATCGACAGCTTTTGACAGCGTGGCTTCGCCGGCTGTGGCGGTGACGGTTTCGGTGGTGTTGTCCCACCAGGTGACCACGAACGAATCAATGGAGCCGCCGGACAGAAGGCTTGTTGCGCTGACCTGGATGGTGTAGTTGCCTGCGTCGTAGACTTCGGCGGGGGCGGTTAAGGTTTGGGATAAAACAGATGAAGTCTGCACCTCAGACCAGGCCGAATCCTGCCTTGCGTACTGCTTGCCGTCAGCCGGGGCTTCTGGGACTTTGGCGGCCGCCAGGGCTTTGATGCTGGTTAAGGCGCCCGCTGTTAACCGGCCTTCGATTGGCGTTGCTGATGCGTGCGGCAACGCAATCGTGCCTTCTTGCGCACGCTCAACGGACCATGCCCCTGAGGCAGCGTTCGTTACCTTTACGATTTCAACATGGTTGGGGTCTGCGGTCGATTGAAGTGTGGCCAAAAAGTATTCGCCACTGGAGAGCGCTGGCGTGTTCGCTTCGCCCGTCACCTGAATGATTTGATCGCTTTCAGTGATTGCGCCTGTCAGTTCGGCGCGGACGTTGTTGGCAAATATCTGGTTGCTCATTGCAAGACCTTCAGCTTGAAATCAGGCAGTCTGACACCGTCATCATTCTCAAATGTGTACGCGACCAGGTGCGCCCTGTGCGGCCCGTAGTCTTTGGCTTCCAGCCAGGGGCCGGCATTTATCTCCAGTATGTTGTCCTCATACTTGGGGATAAACATCTCCTGCTCGTCCAGAACGGACCCGTCGCGAAGCACCAAGGCCCAGCGAGTGACCGCCGCCAAAGGAAGCGCATCGGCCTCCTCAAGCGTGGTGCCTCGCCAGATTTTCACGGAGAATGAGTTGTCACGCCCGATATAGGTTGTGAACTCAATCATGGCGGTGTCTTAGTCGTTGATTTGGAAAAACAGGTCGTCAACGGTCACGTTAGCGCCCGTGCCGGTCACGGTCTTGCCCGTGCCATAATCACGCGCAAGCAGGATCTCGCCGGTATCGTCTGCTGAGGTGCAGATGACCGCCCAGCGGAGCGTGCCCCAGTCATCGGCGGTGGTCGTCCAAGTTTGGTCAGCAAGGCGGGCTCGAATGCCGCCGACGCCTTCCTCAACAGTCCAGTCTGCCGGGTTTAGCGTTTTTACTGAGTAGCCGGAGCCGGGCTGCTCGTGTGTCGCGATTTCTGAAAGTTCGGTTAACTCGGTAATGCTCGCCTCATCTTTATAGAGACGCAGATACAGCTGAGTTGGCGTTGCGCCGCCGGCAAAATAAGCAGACAGCATGTGGTTTCGGAGCTCGGTAGAGATCAAGTCGGCCATTTAGATATCCTCGTAGGCTATGGTCAGGAAGTACTGGGTTGAGTGGTTGGTGAGGTAAAGGGCTCGTGTGTTGATCAGCGGATCAACCAGGCCGAACCCGATGGGGTTTTGGTCAAGCTGAGCGCCGGCGAGCAGGGTAGACCCGCTAAGTCGCGGCGACACAGTCAAATTCGCGGACAATTCTTGGTCAACGGAGCGAGGCCCGCCGCCCAAATAGGGGCTTGAGAGCAGTGAAGAGGACATTGAGGCGCTGCTGGGCGACCCGCCTGCCAGCTTTGTAGAAACGACAACCTGGCCGCCTGCCAGTGCTTTCCTGGCGATGGGCGGGCCTTCAAGGTTGGCCCCAATGCTAAAGCTGCCCTGCAGGCCTGCCTCGACTTCATAATGGGCGCGCAAAAAAGCCGTCATCTGGCCCTGGACAAGTCGGCCTGACTTCACGCCGCCGGAGACAACCGCATCGGCTCTGGAATTGGCGCCAGTGGTCGCTTCGGATAACGCCCCGCCGGACAAGATGGCCTCTTTTCGCATGGGGCTGTCAGAAACCATCGAATTGACCGCGATTCCGCCGGACAGCGGCGAAACCCGGCGAAGGCTCCCGCCAAATATCTGGCCTCGACTGGCGCCGTTTGATAGCACCGCGTCAATGATGTACTTACCGGAACTTGCAAGCGTTGTTGACTGAACCCCGTACTCTAAATCCGCCTCCGAAATTAAATTGCCGCCAATGCTTGCAAGGCGAAGAAGGCCTGAGCCGACCGTAACGGACCCAAGAATGCTCCCGCCAAGGCTAGGGCTGACTCGCACGCCATCTTCCATCGCGTGAGCCCGCGACATGCCCGCTTTAACCTCAGCGCTTGTTGTTATGCCGCCCTGAAGATTGGCCGTATAACTGATGAGCCCGTCGAAGTGGGCAGGCGAGCGAACCCCGTCAACCAGGTGCGCGCTGGCCTTTAGTTGGCTGCCTGTTGATGCGTCTGCGGTGGCGCTGAATGCCAGTATGGCGGAGATGTTGGCGCCAGAGTAAAAGGTTGTCGAGCAGGCCAGGCCACCAGCAAGCCGCGAGCCCTCATCTTTTTTCCCGTTTATCTCCGCCCCATTAAGCGGTGCGCCATTTATAATCATGGAATCAACCCTGGATAGCGGTTATTAGATGAAGCGGCGAGGCTTTACTCTTGACCCGCCATGGGCGTGCCCAAGGGCAGACAGCTGCCTGGCGCTGGCTACACCGAGCCGGTACTGCCTGTTGTAGTAAGAGGCCAGTTCGGCGTTTTGCCATTTCTGAGGCATCATCAGTAGCCTCCACCGCGCCCCGTCAGCGATCACCTCACCCCATCGCGACACCACCTCGTCTGGCGGCATGTCTCCTGGAGATGGCCGGCACGCCAGCGCCCCCTCAAGCAAACTTTCTTCGGGCTTCCTGGAAAATGTGATGGTTTCCGGGGTGTGCTGGACAAAGGTAGAATTCGACTGCCTCACGCGGCGACCGCCAAGCAGGAGCCAGCGTATGCGAAGCGGCTCCCCGTCCATGCCGGCTACTTGCGGGTAATCGGTGTTTGCGGCTACCACCACTGGGCCCTGCTCGACCCATATATCAGCCTCGGTGCACATTTCTCTGGCCATTCGAGACAATGACTCCCGAATAGTCATTATTGGCGCCTCCGGAATGTCTTGTACGACCTGATTAACAAGATCATCGACTGTCATGCTCTGGCCCTCTGCGGGTTAGATGACATGTCAGGCGCGTTGGGAGAGGTGCGCTGGTCGGTCTGCGCCTTGCCAGACAGCTGCTGCATGAAGGCGTTGTAGTGCATCTGCGAGCGGTTCAGGTTGGCAGCATGCTCTGCGTCTTTGGCGTAGGCTCGATACAGGATGTAATCAAGCGCCACCGGGGCGTAGGCATCGTTCAGCTTGAAGGTTTCAGTGCCTACAACATCGAGCCCACTTGCCTTGTCGTGCGGCTCTGGCACGGCGGAATAGATGATTTCCAGAGCAGCGCCGGACGCCGCCGGCGGATACACGTAGAACGTCGCCGGGTCCAGGTCATCGAACACGTATTGCTCGATGTTCTGACTGGCCGGGTCGGAATGCCAGGTTCGCCGGGTGGAATCCAGCGCCTTGCGGGTGGTGACCATCACGGCCATTTGGTTGCTGCCAGTTCCGGTGTTGCGTACTACGTCGATCAACCGAAGCCCGGAGGCCGGGATTTTCTGTTTCGTCCCCGCGTCCAGCACCTTTTCTTCATTGACCGAATAGGCGTCCGGCTTGAGCTGCACGGCGGCCTGGTAGAACTCGTTCAGCCAGCCAATCAACTCTTCATTGGTCCAGCGGGTGCCGGCGGCCGTCACCTCCTGCAGCACCAGTTTTGCGTTGTTGATGATCGAGGCAACAGTGGTGACGGCCATGACTTACACCTCCCGCATGTTGCGCTTTTTGGCCAGCGCAGCGGTGTACGGGTAGAACACTTTGGTGCGAGTGTTCTGCAGCAGTCGGCCCTGGTATTTCAGGTCGCTGTCGTGATCAGAGGGTCCGGCTTCACCTGGCTCTGCAGTCGCGGCCGGGTCAGGCTCAGTGGTATCACCACCT